CTTTTGAAGTCGGCAATGCTAAATATCTTACGATTACCCAGCATAAGCTCAAAGAAGCGGAAAAATTGAGGCCCTTCATCGTTGAAATCAAGATTGAAAAAGACACAAAAATTGATTTTTTTTATAACGAAAGTAGCCAACAAAATTCAGAGGTCAATATTGCTCAAAAGGCCGCTGGAGAAATTGAAAGAATTTTAAGACAATCGGAGCTTCCTCTTACAAAAGGTGAGATTGTTGATTTACAACCAGCCGGGGCCGGTAGGATCGCTGTTGAAGAAGCCTTTAAGATATTAGCTAAAGCGGATAAAATCAATTTTCGTACTAAAAAAGAATTAGGTATGCCGTGTGGCCCGGGAGGTACAGCAAATACTAAAATGTACTATCTAAAAGATAAGGGTGAAAATACTGATAAAATGATAGGAAATATGTTCTAGTCGTCCTATACTAGCGTCCTATACTAACTATACTACCCCTATAAGGGTAGTATAGATAGTATTAGTATAGGACGAGTATAGTGCGTAGTATACTACTAGCCATTATTTCCTACTAAAAAAACCATGACTAATTCTAAACAAAATAATCGTTGGAAAAATTGGCAGTCTTTCGCGGTGCTAATTTTGGTGTGTAAGGCCTGTGGCGCGATTTTTACAAGCTCTTCCGATCCGAAGAATCGGAGCCTTTTAAAGAGATTTGCTGGAAGTGCGAGATTGGGAACAAGTGATTATGTTATACTTATCTCATGCCTCCAGAACTCTGCCCTTATTGTCTAGAAATCAAATTAGCTGATCCTTGCCCTGATTGCGGATCATAGCTCATCCACACCTTATCCGACTGGCCGGAAACTGGGTGTGGTAAGATAAAAATAATGCCCCGTAAAAACCGTACACCCGAATCCTGGCAAAAACTCTTTATAGAAATTTACGGCCAGATTCCAAAAGAACGGCAAATGGCGCAATTCGTCAAAAGCTACGCTAGCTCGGTAATGAGCGCAGTTGCTGGGATGGATAGTCCCGTAGAAGACGCGCCAAAGGCACTAGAAACCCCTGCACGGCGTTGGAATAGCGGAATTGGCGCAAACCCCACCTTTCGGGAATCGGACGCTACAAACGCAGATGTAGGCGAAGATGGGTAGGTGGAGAAATTGTTGATAATTTCGGTATTGCTTTACTTCCGAAAATAAAGTAAAATTAAAACAGCACGAATAAGAAAAATTCATAACTTTTGATAAAAGTATGCCAGTAGTCATTCCGAGTTTGGCTATCTGGCGAAGTGATCGGCTTTTTAAATAAACTGCTATTTCGTTTCTCGACTTTCGAGATGGCATGTACTCATTTTTTGAGCGGATCGCTTCGCTAGGTGGCTAAAAATAATAAAAAAAACAAAATATAAAAACCATGTTAAATTTGCCGAAAGGATTTTCGCAGATGGATGAGGCCAGCAAGCTCCAATCGCTCTTAATTGCCATTACTATCGAATTGGATAAAAACGCTTTAGACATGTCCAATTTGCGTAAGCTAACGGATGTATTGCTTGAAGAGGCAAAGACGCAGAGAACGGCCTTAGCGAGCGTTGGCGCGACCTTGCTGAAGCTGGAAGCAAGGTTGAAAGTGCTTGAAGCGCCAAAGGCGGCAGTTCCGCCGGTAATGCCATCTAAAAAGAGCTGGCTGGCCCAGTTGCTGAATAAATGAAAACGCAAACTTATTTAATTTTAATTCTACTCGGTTTGTCTTTATGGTTCGGAGTAGAGAATTACAAGTTACGGAAGAATACGGATAATCCAGCCACCCTTGATTCGTATTTACAACAGATAGTCAGCATGAAGAAGACCGTAGATGAATTGACGAATAATTGCTTAATCCGTTCTTAATAATAAAAAATATGCCTAAAAAGAAGAAAAAGCGTAAGCCGTATTAAAAAACAAAATGATGAAAATAATAATTGGTGTAGGAATTATTATAATGGGATTATGGTGGTTTTGGCCGAAAGATAAAATTGTTTATATTCCGAAAAGCGAGGTAATTCCGTATTGTAAGGAAATGAATAAAAAAGGATTAGGATGCGATTGCGAAGCTAGATATAGCCAAGAGGAAGCGGCAAATTACAAGATGAGATGCCGGATTAGTAGAAATATCCAAGCTCCGGTTCTATGAAAATAGTTAGAGACAAATACCCGCCTTTTTATGAGAATATCCGATTGGTTTTAGGAGAAAATGATAATGAGCTATTTACTTACGGAGATACGATTTATGCGCCGTATTTGAAAGAAAATGAGGAAATTCCGGCAGATATTTTAGAGCATGAAAAGACACACAGCGAAAGACAAGGAGAACGTCCGGATGCTTATATTCATCAGTATCTTATGAATAGGGAATTTAGGAAGAATGAAGAAGTGATTGCTTACGCGCATCAAGTTCGATGGGTTAATGAGAATTTGGGAGCGAAAGCGGCCAAAGATTGTTTAGACGAAGCGGCGGAGAATTTAGCTAGTCCGATGTATAAATTAGATTTAACAAAACATAAAGCTCATAGTTTAATAAGACATTATATTAAAAAATATGGACAATAGAGCTACATTTATTATTCCGGAATACATAGAGAAGATTCCTGAAGCAAAGGAGTTTTTAGAGAAGAAGATGCTCAAAATTTTAGAGGAAGCCACGGAGAGTGGAAGTGATGATTTTTTGGCGATGAATAGATTAGTGGAAGTCGCCCAGGCCGAAATGGACAAGAAGTTTGGAATTTGTTATATCAAAAATTAAATTGGGAAAAAGTGGTATAATTAGGATATGCCAGCGGGAAGACCATCAAAATTTAACAAAGAAACCCCTAAAAAATCATTAGCATATATTGCCTCATGCAAGGATAATAAAGGATCAGAAAAAGAAGTTAATTTACCGACTGCGGAAGGTTTAGCTTTATGGTTAAAAGTTAGCCGCGATACACTATATGAATGGGCAAGAAGGCACAAAGAATTTTCCTACATATTAGAAGCATTAAATCAAGAACAGTCAAGGCGTTTAATCAATAATGGTTTATCAGGATTTTATAATTCTAATATCGCTAAATTAGTTCTAGCTAAACATGGATATAAAGATCAATCCGATATTACTTCAGGCAATAAGCCATTAAACATTTCTTTTGATCCAGCACTAAAAGATGCTTCTAACCGAACCGCAGAGAACAATAGTTCTAAGTAATAAGCGTTTTAAAGTTATTAGAGCAGGCCGCCGTTTCGGGAAGACTATTCTCGCCATTGAGCTTTTAGTTTTCAAGGCGGTAAATACAAAAGACGCACGAGTGGTTTATGTCGCACCCACTTTTCAATCGGCGAGAGATATAGCATGGGAAGGATTAAAGAAACGCATCGTCGGTTTAAATGTTCAGCCGAATGAAACTCGCCTAGAGGTTGATGTTCCTAATAAATATGGCGGCGTAAGTAAGATAATGCTTCGTTCTTGGGATAGCGTAGAAACATTGCGGGGACAGTTCTTTGATTTAATTATTCTTGATGAAATAGCCCATATTAAAAACTTTTGGATAAATTGGCAAGAAGTTTTGCGTCCGACCTTAACAGATCGTCAAGGTCAAGCATTATTTATTTCAACTCCTTCTGGCTTTAATCATTTTTTTGATTTATGTAATTTAGAATTAACCGATAATGAATTTCAGAGTTTTCATTTCACTAGCTGGGATAATCCTTATTTACCGAAAGATGAATTAGAAAAAGCAAAAGCGACTTTGCCGGAAGATAGATTCAGCCAAGAGTATCTCGCCGAATTTACCAAGACTACTGGCTTGGTCTATAAAGAATTTGATCGGGCTTCGCATCTCTATGAAAACGATGATTTAGTTCCAAAATCCTTTAAAAGATATGCCGGTGTAGATTTTGGCTTCCGTAATCCGGCGGCGGTAGCTGAAGTCAGGACAGATGGTGATAGATTCTTTGTAACCGACGAATGGTATAAAACCGAAAGGACTGATACGCAGATAGCCGATTATGTAGCTGGTTGTGGTTTTGAGGCTGTTTATCCCGATCCGGAGAATCCATCGGCTATTGAAGAATTAAATAGACGCAGGGTAAATGTCCGCGAAGTGGCGAAAGGCAAAGGTAGCGTAGAGGCCGGTGTTAGTAAGATTCAGGAATTATTTAAAACAGGAAAATTAAGAATACATAAAAGGTGCGTAAATTTAATTGCGGAATTAGAGAGTTATTCTTATGATGAGGAAAAGGATGGCAAGAATGATAACGAGAAACCGATAAAACATAAGGATCATTTGCTCGATGCGCTTTCTTACGCAATCCGTATGTTGTTAGCTGGCCCGTCCGGAGAGTCTATAATTAAACAAGATGAATCCTTCCGCCAAGCCGAGAATTTACAGCATTTGAATAGCAGTAAATAAATATATATGTTATAATTAAAAATATAAATAATCCATAATCCTGTTGGGGGATAGGCCGCTTCATTTGGCGGCTGGAATATCCCAACTATTCTGGCCTCCGAATCAAGCCGCTTACTCCCAAGCGGTTTTATTCTTTTCAAATGACTGAAAGCGTACATGAGATAATTCGTCGGGCTGAAACAAATTACATAAACGATAGCGCCAATATAGGTGATTATGTTTCGTGGTCAATGCACGAAACGATTGAACGGATCATTGCTTATTTGAATTCCAAACACATTACCGGCGACAAGGATTCTCTAGGTAGAGATAAGCCATTTTTTAATATAATTACGGCGGTTGTTAATATCTGGTATCGGGCTACTGATATTGACCGTAAGGACATTAGAGTTACACCCGATAAAGCGAGCAATACTATACCGGCTTTCTTTGCCAACGCCTTATTACAAGATTGGATGCGCCGTGAGCGCTTTGGCGTATTCCTTAACCAATGGGGCAGAGTGTTAGCTCAATACGGATCGGCAGTCGTCAAGTTCGTTGAGCAAGGCGGCAAGTTAATTCCTAGTGTTGTTCCTTGGAATCGAATTATTTGTGATCAGATAGATTTTAATTCTCTGCCAAGAATAGAGCGTTTGTATAAAACACCGGCTCAATTAAGAGATAACGAATTATATGATCAAGATATCGTTGAGAATCTTATTGAAACAGTCAATCAAACAAGAAAAAATCTAGGTGGAACGAATAAGGACAACAAGAGCGAATTTATCGAATTATACGAAGTTCATGGCGAGTTATCTCTGGCGACTTACAAAGATGCCAAAGAAATGAAAGTTAGAGAAGGAGATGATAAAAAATACCGCCAGCAAGTTCATATCGTTTCCTATCAAAAAGGTTCGGACGGAAAATATAGTGACTATACTTTGTATTGCGGTTATGAAAAACAAGACCCTTATTTGCTTACTCACTTAATTGAAGAAGAAGGCCGGTCGCTATCTATTGGGCCGGTTGAATATCTGTTTGATGCCCAATGGATGCAGAATCACACGATGAAGAATATGAAGGATACGCTAGATTTAGCATCTAAACTTATTTTTCAAACAGCCGATTCAAATTTCGTGGGCCGGAATATCTTAACACAGGTTGAAACTGGGCATATTCTTAATCACGCCGATAATAAGCCGCTTACGCAGGTAAATAATACGAAAGCGGATATATCCTCGCTCCAGAATTTCTCTAATCAATGGCGGATATTAGCTCAAGAACTTACTGCCACGCCCGACGCTTCTCGTGGTATTACGCCTCCATCTGGTACGCCTTTAGGCACAACACAGGCATTACTGGCCCAATCTAATTCTCTATTTACAGTAATGACGCAAAACAAAGGTTTTGCCATAGAAGATATGCTCCGTCTTTGGATTATTCCGTATTTGAAAACCAAGATGAATACCGATAAAGAAATCCGAGTCATTCTTGATGATTACGACTTAAAGAAAATAGACGCGATGTATGTGCCAAATGAAGCGATCCGTCAATTTAACGGACGAGCTAAAGAATCTATTTTGTCGGGTGAATTAGTTGAACCATTTAATCCTCAACTGGAAGAACGATCAATCATGCAAGGTTTGGCTTCTCAAGGCAATGTGCGTTTTCTATCGCCCGGCGAAGTTAATTGGAAAACTGCCTTAAAGGATATTGAATGGGAATTTGATATAGCGGTTACGAATGAGCCAGCCGACAAACAAGCCGCGCTCCAAACTCTATCGGCACTTATTCAGTCAATCAATCCGGAAACAATCAATAACCCTTTTACAAAGTTGTTGCTTACCAAAGTAATCAATTTAACCGGAGTAGTTAATCCGGCGGAACTTACGGCTGTTGCCGGCGAGATACAATCTCAAAATGTTATACCGAACGAAATGGCCGGAGGCGTGCCGCAAGCACAGCGTAATGGTCGAGCCGCGCCAGTAATAACAGCACAATAAAAACAAAAAGTAATGGATAAAAAAGAAGCGCAACGCCAGATGAGATATTCTGATGAAGAGCTGGTAGATATTAAAAGTGTTTTTAGCGAAGAATTGTTAATGGCTATTCGTAAATTCTTGTTTCAAGGAGAATTAAACGAAGCGGAGCAGGACGCTATCTGCTCATTCCGAGATAATAAAACAGGATTAAAATTATTGCGTAAAACATTTCTTCCTACGATTGATCCGAACGCTCCTTTGTTCCAGTTTGCCGATATTTGGATTGGAATATCTACCGCTGACAGGCCCACGAATTTAGTTTGGATAGAGATGAGTATGAAAGATATTTTGGGTCAGTATCTTGATGTCCAGTTAAGAATGTTAGAGGGAGAAGTGGTCAAGCCAAAGGAAGTTATCCAGTTAAAATCGCTAGAGTTTAACGAGAACAAAAACCCCGAAAAAGCTCATGTAGAATTAGGTGCTAGAAATATGATTTTGGCTCACATCGATTCTATGATTACGCAGTTAAAGATTCTGGCGACTAGAGAAGAAACGACGGACGAAAAGGTCGCAAGAAATACAAAAAATAGCAGTAAGTAGTTTGTATAAAAAACACTATATTTACCTCGAAGCTAAAATAGTGTATAATTAAAATAAATGGTGTGGTGTTTCACCTTAAACACACTCTAGTAGATGGATATAAAAACTTGGGCTGAATTCGGGGCCTTAACCGATGAGGAACGGAGCGCCTTAAGCTCTGAAGAGGTGGAAGCTCTCAAAACTTCCATAGCTGAAAACGAGGTCAAAACGGCAGAAGATAGGGAAGCTCAATCTAAAAAAGATAGAGAGCTGGCCGAAAATTACAAAATCCGAGCCGAGAAAGCCGAGAAGAAAGCTAAGGGCGAAAAAGGTGAAGGTGATAATAAACCCGAACCAAAAGCAGATGGTCTTTCCAGCAAAGATGCGATTGCTATAGCGCGAGCTAATGTTCACGAGGACGATGTTGATGAATTGGTTGAGTTCGCTCAATTCAAGAAAATCAGTATCTCGGATGCCTTAAAACATAAAACTTGGCAAACACTCTCAACGGAAAGAGGAGAAGAACGCCGAAGCGCCGAAGTGGCGAACACTAAAAGGCAAACTGGCCACGTCTCCAAAGTGACTGGTGATACTTTGCTTGAAAAAGCCCGTAGGGGCGAGGCCGTAGACGAGAAAGATGTTGATAAACTCGTTGACGCGCGTATTCAGTCAAAGATAAACGGGTCATCTTAAAAAGGAATAATAGTTTTCAGTTCTAGCTGTTATTGGTAATGGAATTATAAAAAGAGCTGTAATTCCATAAAATGAAAAATACAACCAGTACTAGAGGTTGGCGCGACAAGTATCGTTCTGCAACAATGCAGTCGGTACTCCGCAAAGCCCTCGTCGCGGAAAAAATCTGCGAAGTTGATCGTTCTGACAACTACCGAATTCAGAACCCGTATAGCAATCAGCCGACAGCTACTGTTCAGGCGATTGCTGGTACTTATACCGTTACCGCTTGGACTCAAACTGATGATACGCTGACTGTTGCGGATGAATTTATCTTCGCCGAGCACGTCTTTGATTTTGAATCTTTGCTTAATAACTTTGACTTGTTCGCTACCCGAACGGACGAATTAGCTTATGCTGTCGCTTATGCTATTGATGATTTCGTCGTTAATAATCTTTGCGAGGATGGAACAGGTACTTATACCACCCCTGCGGGCGGTTTCGTGACTGCAGCCAATGTAGGAGTAATCATCACTAATTGTCTTGGCAAAGTTGCCGGATTTTCAGACAGTTATAAAGGATTCTTCTTGGTAGTTGAGAATACCGACTTACCGGGAATCCTCCAATACGCATCTACGAGCGGTTTTAGCTTTGCTGATGCGGCTCTAAATAATGGCAAGGTAACTTCTATTATGGGAGTAGATGTTCACGTCGTTCGTACTGGAACTTTCCGCGATGCGACTGTCGGCACTATTACTTTCACCAATGACGGCAAAAGGGTCTTTGGAGTGAAAGGCGTGGCGACCTATGCATCTCCGCGCGGAATCCGTATTGAGGAAAAAGACGTAACCCTTAAAACCGGAAAAGAAATCGTCGTGTATGGCTACTGTGGGTTCAAACTTTGGACTCAAAAGGCGAGCTTAATAGTAGAAATTACCTTAGCGTAAAAGGTCGCGCTCAACCCTCTCTTTTGGGTTGAGTAGGCGACGGCCTACCATTACCCCGTCGCCTGTCCAGCCCGAAAGAGAAAGGGAAAAAAGCAAAAACATAAAATAAACTTAAAATGAGCAGACAAAAAAAAGAAGTTAAATCGCAGATCAATGCGAACCAAGCCGGAGTTTCCGGCGTAAAAACAAAGGCCGAATATAAAGCTCTTTTAGATACTTACGCAGAACAGAACCCTGAAAAATGGGAAAGGAAAAAAGATGTTTTGCTTAAGCGTTTAGAACTCTTACCAGAATAAAATGAATAAATTACAAAAAGTAACACTCGTCGGGCTAGTGGTCGGATTAGTGGTTCTTGCCGGCGTAGTGGTGTCGAAAATCTCTGCCGTCCCGGAGCGTGGCCCTCAAGGTCAACAGGGTTTAACCGGGGATCGTGGCCCAGCCGGTTCGCAAGGCCCAGTTGGCCCTCAAGGATTGCGTGGCCTGAAAGGTGAAAAAGGCGATTCCGTCTTTAATTTAGGTGCTGGTGCTAATAACATCATCAGTTCTAAATTTGTCAGTATTGGAGGCGTTCAACTTTGGACGGGACGTTGCGAAACTTTTGCCGTCGCTACACGCACACCATGTGCTCTTGAATCACCATTGGCTACCAGCTCTTTAATTTCGTGGGGCATCAATTACACGAGTGCCACCACCACGGCCGATGCTGACAGTTTCCTTACAGTCCATAAACAAGACTTCCGATTTGGTACTACTTCTGCTTCATTAGAAGTTGGTTCAACCACTGTTAGTCAAGGTAAGTTAATCTCCTGGGAAAATGGGTCAAGTACATCTGTTTGGGGGGACCATTCACTTGATTTCTTTGATGTGGATGCAGGGGAACTTGTGTCTAGAATGTTTACCCCAGTCGGCGCTCGTGCTTCTACTACGGCTCAAAATATCGTCTTCACTCGTACAAGTTCTAATAACGATAGCGTTGCCGAGTCAGGACAGCCGCATGATCTAACGGGTACAGCAGAAGCGATCTGGATGGTCTTATAAAAATCACAATGAATAAATTAACTACAATACTCGGCGGTCTGGTGTTAATTCTCGCAGTTGTGATTCTAGTGGCACTTCTGAACCGCCCAGAAGTACCATTGGGTCAGGCACAATCAGGTTTACCCGCTCCGGACGCTTACGCAACATCTTCTGTCTATGAGGTTGGCAAAGTATTTGTTCAAATTACGGCCACTTCTTCGCCAGAAAGAAACTGTCACTCTAGGGTAATTACGACTATTGATCCGGCGTATATCGGATTTTCCGAGTCATCTACTTCAACCCTCGCGGAATCCTTTGGACATATCCAAGCGGCCTCTACGACTGAAACATACGATAGCGGAATATACGGTTGTGGCGTGTGGTATGTGAAGACCGCAGGCACAGCTTCAAATACGATAGCAATTACGGAATTTTAATTGCAGATAGTTTTGTTTGTTTACACTGTCCCTACTTGAGGGGGACAGGAATAAAAAAATAAAAATGCAATTCAATAGCGAAAGTAATAATCAAGATTGTGTAAGCGAGATAAATTCTATCTGCGATAGTGATAACAATAGTTACACTATTAAAGATAAGACTCGCCGCTTTAATTCCGCCTTAGAAGATGTTGTGGGAAAACTGATTGTTGTTACGGCCGGAGATAAATGGCATTTCGGCGACAGTAATCTTACGGCCTTACCAACCGGACTAGTCACTCTTGTAAATAGTCAGGAACAATATCAACTATTGGGTAGTCAAATTTCAGGAGGCACGGGCGTAAGTACCACTACTCCTTTGCTTAATTTCCTCGGTGCTTCAATCAAAGATAATTCAGGTATTTGGCACGTTCTAAAGCCGATTAGTCTATGGAAAGATTTATTAAATGAGGATATTGACCCAGCCGAGCATTTCAAAACCGATGGCCGTCCACAATACTATGAGTTAAGAGAGGATTTCTTAGTTCTTTATCCAGCGCCAGATAATGGAGTGACGGTAACCTTGACTAGCGGATTAAAGGTGTTTTATCAGCGTAGCGCCTCACTTTTTACTGTTTCAGATACAACAAAAGTACCGGGTATTCCTTCCATATATCATCCTTTGCTTTGTTACAAGGCATCTTTGCCTTATTGCATCTCCTATAAAAAAGATCGAGTAGCTGGTGTAATGAGCGAAATAAATAGACAAGAAAAAGAGATGCTAGATTTTTACTCACAACGGAGACAAGACGAAGGACAGAGGAGAATGATAGTGGGAATTAATAGTAATAAATAAATGGGTAAAATACTAGAAAATCGTATCTCACGATTCGACGGTGGAATCAGCAATGATCCGAGAGAAGCTACCCCTAATAAGGGTTCTCTGATTAAACATTTTGATATTTTTAGCAATCCTTTCCGACTTACTCCTTTTAGAAGCACGGAAGCTGATACCAGTACCAGTGTTTCTTCAACTGACTTAGAGCAATATCGAGTCCAAGATTATCAGCTAGGGTTAGACGGGAAATTATACGGATTAGGGCGTGCGGCCGGTTCCGCGGTGCCTAAAGTTTTTTCCAAAGCCGACCCGACAACCGGAAACTGGACGATAGAGGCCACGGCCCAAGGCACGGGCGCTTTAATCCGGGGTTGTTTTATCGAATGGCAAAGCGCGTGGTGGATGTTTTCCGGTACTACGGATGTATCTAAATGGACGATTGGAAGCACTTTTACGAACTCCGTAGGGACAGTGGGAACGATTACGAGCGTAGCTCAAGGAGTAGTGGGCGCGGACAATAATCTTTATCTTTTTTACAACAATAAAGTTGTGCGCGTCAGTCCAGCCGGAGCGGTTACGGATAATGTTTGCTCTGCCATCCCAAGCGATATGCGCATTACCTCCGCCTGCCGTTGGGGTTCTTATATTGCTATCGGATGTGCTTACGGAACTTCTAATTTAACTATCCCGTCGGGTCGCTCCCAAGTTTTTATTTGGGATATGGTTACCACCACCACAGTTTCGGATGTGATTGATTGGGGCGAAGGAGCTTTAAAGGTTTTAGGAAATATAGAAGGTAGCGTAGTTGGTGTTTCCGATAAATACCTCTCTAATAATATTGGCCTTACCAAAGGGGCGATGGTGGTCAGAATGTGGGGAGGCGGCCAGGCGAAAGTAATGAAAGAAGTGGTCGCTAATCAGATTGTTACTGCCGACGCTACGGCTTTTCCTAGCACAGTAACAAGATTTCCAAGAAACGTAGTGATTAAAGATAATAGGATGTACTGGGTGGCTTCCGTTCCTTTTGGTCTTAGTACATCAACAGAATCAACTTATCATTTAGGTATCTGGTGTTTTGGTAGAAAGAATGTAAATTCAGATTTCGCCCTGACGATTGAATACATAGAGGAAGCAGTGGACACTTCTAACTATCTTATCAATAGTTTCGGCAATGCTGGAAATTATTGGTTCATATCCCACTCTGCTGAAAGCGCGGGAAAGGTTACCAAGACCGATGATGCGACGAATTTTACCATTACCAGCGTATATGACACACAGATTTTTAATGGCGGTGATAGCTCGGTAACTAAAAAAATACTTGGTACAACTTTATCATTTGAAGCATTACCAGCCGCAGGGGTGGTCAGATTATTTTATAAGAAAGATGCTGAAACCGCTTTTACTAGAATTTTTACTTATGGCACGGATGATTCACTTAGTCATTCGGCGGTTAATATAGAAATTGGAAGCGATACTGTAACGATGACTATTGCCAGTCCAGCAGTGGTAACTTTGACCAATCACGATCTAGTAGCCGGACAAGCAATTAAATTCCGTACCACCGGAGCTTTGCCGACAGGTGTGACGGCGGGTACGGTTTATTATGTCAAATCCACGGGTCTAGCTGCTAATACTTTTCAATTTAGTGCCACTTCCGGAACAGATGGGACGGCGGTTGATACTTCCGGTTCACAATCGGGAACTCATACTTTAGAGAGAGATGCCAATCTTCCTGAATATAAAGAAATTCAATACCGTATCGAAAGCTACGGCAATGTAGCAATTACCGGTCTTAGAACTAAGAGCGAAATCATAGAAAAGGACATCTATTAAAAAAATGCCTATTGAAGATGAATTGTTAAAAATTAAAAAAGATATAATCGGACTCAACGATTCTTTAGAAGAGCTTAATTATATTTTTGCGAAAAGACCGGGAACGAGAATAGGCAGCAGTGAACTAAGTACATTCAAAAATATTCAGGTGGGAGACGCGAATTTACAATATACGATAGGCAATCAAGGATATTTTTCATTCGGTGATGGTTCTGATGGCGATGTTGTTATTTCTTCTAACACTACTTTAACTGCTGATAAATACTATAATAATTTGACTGTAGATTCTGGTTTTACTCTTAATCCGGGAGGATATCGGATATTTGTAAAAGGGACAGCCACAATTAACGGAACAATAGCTAGGAATGGCGTTGCGGGAGGTAATGGAAATACCAATGGTACGGCTGGTACGGCCGG